CGACATGGGCGAGAAAACAAAAGGCAAAGACGACGGCACGGACCAGGACGAACTCTTCAATGACGAAGACGTCGTCGGCAAGGACAGCGAAGCGGCCGAAGATGACGATGAGGAGCTGTCTCCCGAAGAAATCGCCGCCGAGGAGCGCGGCGGGGACGACGAGGAAATGAAGGAAGCCTTGGCCGACGCCGCCCGGATGGGACTCGTGCTTCCGGAGGACCTGAAGTCTCCTAGGGAGTTCATGAAGGCGTTCTGCATCGCGGCCAAAACCAAATTCCATCACGAAGAGATGGACAAGAACAAGGAAACCGAAAACGAGCCGCCGGCCAAGGGCCAGGGCACCGAGGAATCGCGGCCCATCCTGATGAGCCTGTCGGACTGCACCGACCCCCTGACCCGTAACCTGTTCGTCCGCCTGGAGCGAGAGCACCAGGAGAAGCGGCGGAAGCGAGTGCAGAGCATCAGCAAACGGCTGCCGAAGCAGCTGCGGGACCGGCTGGGCCAAAAGGTCTTGACCGGCTTTTCACTGTCCCTGGACGCCCACGGCGAACCGGTGGATCGGGAAGATCAGGAGTTCTGGCTTTCGCTCCTGGACGACGCCCTGCCGTCGCCGGTCGAACTGGCAACCACCAAGGAAGAGGAGCATCCGGCCTCGGTGGACGACAAGGACGAGATCCGCAAGGAGGCCCGGCAGCGGGCCAAGGAATTGTCGGTCGGCAGAGAAAAGGCCGTGGCGACGGCCGATTGAACGAACATTCTCCAGCAGTCTAGGGAGCGCGACCCGAACCGGCCCGATACCGCGGGGCCTGGCTGCTGTTCACCGGCGGTTGCACGTCAGCAGTAGTGCCTGGGTGAGAGAATGTCTCTTCCTGGGTATGTTCCCGGCCTGCCCCGTATCGGCAGCCGCGTCAACGCCACACACCGGATCGTCTTCCGCGACGGCCAGTTCGACACGGCCCTCTCCGGCGGCAAGGTCGTCAAGGGTTCGGTCTCCCGCGACCCGGACAACACCGGGGACATCGACGTCCTGCGGGCCGGCCTCCTGATGGGCAAGCGGACCTCCGGTGGGCTCTACGCGCCGTCGATCATCGGCCTCTTGAACTCGGCCTACGCGGCCGGCGGAGTGACTCTCACCCTGACGAGCCAGGCGGTCACCGAGATCAGTCGGCGCATCGGCAGTTCCGGAACGTTCCGGATCGTCGGCCCGCCGGCGGCCGCCGGTGTCATGGCCGAAGAGACGGTCACTTTCTCAGCGCTGCCGACCAGCACGACCGTCACCATCACGGCCCTGGCCGGTTCGTACCTCTCCGGCTCGTACATCATGCCGAATGATGGGTCGGAGGACGTCCTCTCTCTCATCCCGGACGGCTACGGGATCAAGGTCACCGATACCGACGGCTCCACCAACCTGGACGTGCCGTTCCCGGTCATACCGGTCGGCGGCATCCTCATCACCGCCAACATCGTGAACTACCCCTCCGACGCCAGCCTGAAGGCGTGGCTCAAGTCGGAGATGAGCCGGCACGGCACCGGCAAGTGGGTCTTCGACGACAGCTATTAACGGTCCTCCCGGCTTGCTCCGGGCTTCGGAATTACCTGGGCTCACGAGACATTTAGCGGGAGAAAGCTGCGATGGCTGCGATCACTCAATACTTCGATAACATCGTCGTCACCGGGACGGCCTACGTCTCGGCCTTCGGTGGCCAGGACCCGACGCTGACCCTGGTCGGCGCTGGTCCGCTCCCCGCCGACACGGGGGCCGGCGGGGCAATCAGCGTGACGGGCGGTGTCGGCGGCTCGACCTCTGGGGCAGGCGGTGCGGCCTCCCTGGTGGGTGGTGCGGCGACGGCCGGCAACTCGGCCGGCGGAGCGACTTCCCAAACGGGCGGGGCTGGTTCCGGCTCCAGCGCTGGCGGGGCCGTGACTAATACGGGCGGGGCCGGCGGCGCGACGGGGGCGGGCGGAGCTGTAACGCTGGCAGGTGGGGCCGGCGGCGCAACCTCTGGGACTGGCGGCGCCGCGATCATGAGGGGCGGGGCCGGCACCCTGGGCGACAGTGCCGGCGGGACGGCCCTGGTTGCCGGTGGCGCAGGGCAAGGTTCGGCGGCCGGCGGCGCAACCACGGTGCGTGGCGGGGCTGCCGGAGCGACCGGCACCGGCGGCGCGACCACGGTCACCACGGGCGCCGGCGGCGCCACTTCCGGGGCCTCGGGCGACCTGGCCCTTGCGACCGGCACCCCGGTGGACGGGGCCGGCGGCGCCATCACGATCAATCCCGCAGCGGGCGTCGGCACCAACCGGGCCGGCGGTGCTCTGAGTGGCACGGGCGGCGCGGGCATCGGCTCCGGTGCGGCAGGAACGGTAATCTGGACCGGTGGCGCGGGCGGGACCAACACTGCGGGTGGCTTGATCCGAGCCATCGGCGGCGCCGGTGCCGGAAGCGGTACCGGCGGCGCGGCCCTCCTGACGGGCGGCCTGGGCGGTGCGACCGATGCCATCGGCGGCGCGGCCACGGTCACCGCCGGGGCAGGCCAGGGCACGGCTGCGGGCGCGGTTGCCAGCTTGATCGGCGGGGCCTCTGGCGCTGGCGCGACCGGCAACGGCGGCAATGTCGCGGTCACCGGCGGCGCGGCGGCTTCCACCAATGGTTCGGGCGGTGCGGTCATCATCACCCCCGGCGCCTTGACTGGCACAGGCGTCAACGGTGGCCTGCACCTTCGCTCGCCTACCGGCCTCATCTTCTCGCAACAGACGGCGGCGACGACCGCGATCGCTGATGGTAACTGGGCTCCAACTGCGGCGCAGTTCGTCAATGGCATCCTGTCCGGTGATGTCACAACGGGACGCACGTTGACTACGCCAACCGGCGCGCAACTCTCTGCTGCTTGCGGTATTGGTCTGGCCGTGGGAGATGCTTTCAACGTCCATGTGGTCCTGATCGGGAGTGCTGGCGCCGATGATATTTTGACCATGACGGCAGGCGACGGCAACGTTACGTTCATCGGCACTGTGACGATTGGTCCAATCGTTGCGGGGACCTCCCCTGGCTCGGCAATCTGGCGGTTCCGCAACACCGGGGCCAACACCTGGGTCGGCTACCGTATCAGTTAAGAGTCCCCTCGCTCGCAATTATCTCGGAGGAGTCGCGGTGACGATTTACGAGTTGTACGGCCGGAAGGAAGAGCAGCTGGCGAACCTCCAGCAGGAATACTTCAACCTGCTGTCCCTGGTTCACCGGATCAAGATCGGAGAGGTCCGGGCCGAAAGCGTCCAGGTCAACCTGGACGCCCGAAGCTGGACGATCATCCCGCCGGCAAGCCCGGAGCCCTCCACGAACGGCAACCGGCTGACGGAAGTCCTGAAGAACGACTGAACCGACGAAAACCTGAGCGGCACGGCTTCGCGAGCCGGGGGTGCTGACTGCGAGCACCCCGGCCGCTCGCTTCCTTCGCAGATCGCCTCCGCAGGGGCGTTCGGGTACCCGGCAGATGGCCAAGACACTGGAGCAAGTCCTCGGTTATGTCTACTTGTGCGGCATCGTCGAGGATGTCAAGACCGGCATCCCGGACGTGCTTCCCCCCAAGTTCTGGGCGAACAAGAAAGGCACCTTGGGAGACCAGGGGCGCTACACCCGCTACGCCGGCACTCGACAGACGGCCCGACGTGTCGAGTACGGGGCGCCGTCCATGCGGCGTGCCCTGTCCGCCGTCGGCGTGTTCGACATCAAACTGATGCACTTCTTTGAACATCTCACGCTCGATGTGAAGCTCTACCAGTCCCTGCGCGGCTACGACAATTACCAGCCGCAGAACTTCGGGCAGCAAGAGGTGGACCGGCAGGCGGTTCAGTTCCGGCGGCTGTTCGACAACACGCGACTGTCGGCCCTCTACAGTATGTTCGCCCTGGGCTACATCTACTTCGATGGCAACGGCAATCTGCTGCCCACCAGCTCGGGCGCCGTCGTCACGGTCGATTACGGGATCGCGGCCGCGAATCGGACCACGCTGCTGGACGTCGCCAGCGCAACCATCATCACGGCGAGCTGGGCGACGGCCAGCACGGACATCCCGCTGCACATCCGCAAGATCAAGGAAACGAGCGTGCGCCGGACGGGCCACCCGCTCAAGTACGCGCTCTACGGCCGCAACATCCCGACCTACTTCGCCAGCAACACGCAGGTCAAGGAGTTTTTCTACCGCAATCCGCGGATGCAGGATCACTTCTTGACCACGGGCGAACTGCCGGACGGCCTGTTCGGGCTCAGTTGGATCCCCGTGCAGGAAGGCGCGTTCTTCAGCGACCAGGACGCGACTATTCAGAACTGGTGGGACGCCGACCAGGTGACGTTCATCCCGGAGCCAGAGGAAATGCTGTTCCACTGGATGGAAGGAACCTACCCGGTTCCGACCTCGTTCCAGCCGATGGCCAGCCTGCAAGCGGCGAAGGAAAGCTTCGAGTTGAAGCAAGGCATGTTCGCCTACGGCGTGCCGACCAGCAACCCGATGACAGCCGAACTGCACCACGGCGACACTTTCCTGCCGGTCTGGACGACACCGGACGCGATGTTCATTGCCGACACGACGCCGTAAGAATCCCCTGAAAAACAGAGGGGGCAAAATTCAGACGGGAGTTTTGCCCCCCCCCTGGAACTGAAAGGTGAGTTGATGAACGGTCTGGACCTTTTGAGGAGCCTCCGCGATTCGGGCACCGGCGAAGCCAAGCTCCAAATCGGCATCGAGGCCCTTCGCCGTACCCGCAACGCCAGCGACATCGACGTCCTGGCGGCTCTGGCCCAGCGCCCCGACCGCGTTGGCGAAACCACGCTGCGGAAGTGCAAGAACATCGTGGCGGGCCGGCATCCGGACTGGACCGATCCGGCCACCGAACAGGACATTTTCTCCGGCCTGATGAGCGAGCACGACCTGGCGGAAGCGGGAAAGCGACTGATGGACAAGCCGGCCGTGGTCGTCGAACCCGATGACGGCCGGGCCCGCGTGAACGCCAGTGTCCCGGCCGAACCGCCGAAGGCCGAATCGGTGGTCATCCCGGTGATGACGCCGGTCAAGGAGATGGATAACCCCGGGATCCGACCGCAGCAGATGCCGATGCCGGCCCGAAAGAAGTAACCAGGCAGTCCTCCGGCCGCGGGGCGGGCAAGGCGTACCTCCGAGCCTGCCCGCTCCTTTTGTCTTTGGTGACCCATGCCGACTACGATCAGCACCACCTATTGCACGCAGGCCGACATCGAGGCGTTGCTGTCGGTGACGGGCGTCGAAAGCCGGGTCGATGACGACGCGGGCGGCAGCCTGTCGGCCACCGAGACGGGCTATATCACGAGCGCCATCCAGTGGGCGACGGCCAAGGTCAACGACTTTTGCCTGGCCCTCTACACCGCGGCGGATCTGGCCACGTCCTGGGTCATCAACGAGGTCGCCATTGTCTTGGCGGCCAAGTGGCTGTCGATCAGGCGCGGCAACCCGTCGCCGGGCAGCATCGCCGACGCTTGCAAGGAAGCGATGGAGCGGCTGGAGAAGATCCGCAACGGCGGGCACCCCCTGGCGGACATCGGCCAGCGGAACGCCGCCTGGCCGGCGTGGAGCAACGTTCGGGTTGACCCGCTCAACATCGTGAAGAAGGTCCGAGTCGAACGGCCGATTTCGGAGCCATCGGCGACACCGTACCCGCAGCACCGGGATTACCCGAGTGAGATTTTTGTCGAGCCGTAGGCGACCTGCAAAGCGGACATTTTTGCCGCTCCCTACGACGGGTGCAGACGTCTGCACCCGGCCGCATTGAACTGGGGGCGTGCGGCCCTGGTCCTCTAGGGCGACCTGCGACCTCGTCGAGCCGTGATCCATGCCAACTCTCCACACCAGACTGTCTCGCCCCCAGGTGCAAGCCGCCCTGGCCCAGGTCGGCGCCATCCTGGCGGGCCGGGCAGGTGACTCGACGGGGTTGGCGCGGCAGCTGCAGCTGGCGGTCGGCACCGAGGCACTGGCGATCGTCAAGGAAGCGTTCATCGCCAAGAGCCGAGGTGGAACGGATGCCGCGCAGGCAATTGGCGGGACCGACGCGGCTGGCATCACCTGGGAGCCGCTGTCGCCTCGCTACGTCGCCTACGGCCGGCGACACCCCGGGCTGAAGCGGAAGCACGCCGGCGAGCGGCCCCGCGGGCTTCTGACCGACACCCAGGACAAACGCTGGCGGCAGATTTACGCGCAGGCACTGCGCCGGCAGTCCGGCGGCGGAATGGTCACGAGCTATCACCAAGGCAACGCCGCGGCCATTGCCTGGACCGTCCTGAAGGCCGAGGGAGCGGTGACGATCTTCGAGAAATACTCTTCCGCCCCGGTCGAGATCGGACGCGACACCGGCCGGCTGTTCAACAGCCTGTCGCCGGGCACCAACCACCCGGACCAGGTCCTGCGGCCTGAACTCGGCGCCGTGGCCGTCGGGACGAACGTCAGCTATGCCGGCCCGTTCCATGCCCGGCGCCCGCTCTGGCCAGCGGAGGGCAAGTGGCCGCAAGCCTGGCTGGACCGGCTGCAAGGCGTCCTGGAAGACGGCATTGCGCTGATGGTGGAAAGGCTGGTGGCTTGAGATGGCGCAAGAACCCCAGGCTGCTCTCGAGTCGGCCGTTCTTGCAAGCATCCGGACAGACCTGGCCTACACCAGCAAGGACAGTGGCCGGATGTTCGACGGTGAGCCGCCGCCGCGCTGTGGCAACGTCTGGGCTTCGGTCTGGCACGACGGCGGCCGGACGAGCGAGATGCGGACGTGCTTGAACGAGGTCCACGGCGTCTATGTCACCCTCACGATCCGACTCACCAGGCCGTTTGACCAGTGGGTGCAGCATCGGGACGAGCTGGAGTTGCGAGCCAACGACATCCGGGCCCTGATCCACAAGGACCAGTACAACTTTGCGATCTGCCGGGCGGCGGCCGTCCTGGCGGAGTTCGATCAGACGGGGAGCCAGCCTATCGGCTGGCGGGAAGCCCTGATGTTCGATGGGTTCGATGCGATTCAGACAGTGGGGAACGCCTGGTTCAAGGCGAACCCGGACAGCGGGCCGGAAGTCGGCATCGCCCAGCGAATTCGGTTCGGCAAGGCGCGGCGGATTCAGGCGCTGTTTACGGAGACCTAGGCCATGCCCCGGTTTCGTTGTGTCAAGTGCCTGCCGCCGCCCCGAGGCTTCGAGTTTGAGGCAGACTATCCACAATGCCCCCAGTGTGGCGGGGTGATGCAGCTCTTGCGATTGATCGATGTCCACCTGATCGTCATGAGCCAGGCTGGCCCCATTCTCGGCATCGAAGGCCGGCAACACGTCGCGTGCCAGCCGAAGCGGGACGGATTGGCCAGGCACCCGGCGGACACGTTCGCCGCAACCCCCGACCCGCGAGAAGTGACCTGCCCCAGCTGCAAGGGCACCCCGGCTTACAGGGACATGGCCAAGCTGTTCCCGGAAATCGAGGCCGTAGAGCGAATGGACCGGGCCGCCAAGGAAATCCTGCGACCCCGGCCGTGAGGATAAAGGAGGGCGGCGCGTGCCGCCGCGGAGGTGACGAATGAGCGCCGGCAGCGAAACGATTCTGGCAGGGCAGTACACGGTGACCTACGGCGGGGTCGCTATGGGCATCATGGAGGGCGACGGCGGGGTGCCGACCATCGAACACAGTCCCCACGGCGAGCCGGTGAACAACACCGACCGTTGGGGCAAGTCGATGATCACCGCGATCTACCAGGGCGGCGACTGGTTTGCCACCTATGTTTGCATGGAGTACAAGGCGGGTCCGATCAGCGCCTTCTGGCCGTTTGGTTCGATGGGAGCGATGGGCATCATCGGCCGGCACTGGTATGACCTGGCCGCGGCCCTGGTCCTGACGTCCATCGCCGGCACGCCTGCCGCCAGCTCACCCGCGAGCTTGACCGCCTCCAAGGCCATCCTGCCGCCCGGGTACAACACGCGACTGCTCTACGGCCCGACAGTCCGCAAGGTGCCCATCCGCCAGATCCTGTTCCCCTACGATCTGGGGAGCAGTACCTACGGCTGGTTTTCCCAGACGTGAGAGGATCGCACGGTGCCGGAATTCAAGATCATCCTCAGTGAAGACCCGCAGAACGCCAATGTCGCGGCGCAGGCGGCGCAGCAGGCTGGTCAGACTGCCAGAGCAATGAGTGCCTTCAACCCGGCGGGCAATTACCTCGCAGGGGCGAAGACCGCTCAAGTGGCAGGTGGGTCGATGGCTGACATCACACGAGGCGGCCTTGCGGGGGTGCGGGCACCGTTCGAGAACATGCTAGCCCGTAGTGGAGTTGCTGGGATTGCTCTTGCAGGGGGTGTTTCAGCATTCAACGGAGCACGCGGGATGGCCAACGAAATGGTTGGCAGCGCGCAGCAGTTCAGCCCGGACGTGGCCCGCGCGCAGGCTTCGGCCGACGTTCGTTCGACCAGGGCGGAGATGCGCGAGGCCCAGGAGCTTGGGCCGGCGCTGGGGAAGTTCATTGATGCCCAGAGCCGGGCCAGCGACGAGATTGCCAAGATTCTGCTGCCGATCAAGAAGTACATCGTCGAAGTGCTTGCCCAGGCGATGGAGTTTGTTGTCGCCGCGCTGCGAACAATCCGCGAGATCCTCATCGGCATCCGCGAAACTCTCAAGGCTCTTCCGGAAATCATCATTCGAGCGGTGACGCTTCAACTTCCTACCGCGTGGCGGTTGATTGCCGGCCTTCCGGACCGGATTGCTAATGCGGTCCGCGCTGGAATGGCGCAACCACAGGAGATTCAGGACGTTCTCATGAACGACCTCGCACGCTTCGAGGTGCCCTGGCTGGACTGGACGGCGGAAGGTCGCAGGTGGATGGCGGGCGGCCGAGTGGGCCCCAGGCCCCCCGATGAACTTGAACCGAACATGGCCTTGCGATGACGACCACCATCGGCTCTCACTCCCTGCCTGCGGGCGGCACCGCGCAGTACGGCGACGTGGTGTTCGGGACCTTGTTTCATTCCAACGTCACCTCCACGCCGATCTGGGACGAAGCGGGCCGGACCATCGTTGCCGTCGAACACGAGATTTACCTCTCCGGGCACGTCCAATCCGACAGCGGCATCGACACCACGATGGCCACGGTCCACCAGCAACTGGAGGCCCCGGGCCTCGCTCTCACCTACACCAGCAAGGGCTGGGGAACGCTTCAGGTGAACACCGCTGGCGGCACGGCCAAGGATGTGGACTACGGCCCCAAGCCGAAGGTGCTCAGCTTCACCCCCGAGGGCGACAAACAAGCCGCCCTGGTCGAATGGCGCTGCTCAACCCGCGTGCCCTACTGCGCCGACTCCGGCAAGTACGAAAAAGCCATCATGGCCTGGAACTACGATTGGCAGCACACCGTTGACGGCAACGGCATGTCCAAGATCATGGTGAGCGGCTATCTGGAAGTACCCGCCTCGCGGCCGACCGGCACCCGTGATATTCCAGACGTGGCCGACTTCTACCGGGAGAAGTTAGCGTCCGACGTGCCGCTTGGATTCCGGCGTGAACCCGGGACGTACAAGCTCACCAAGAACCGTCGCCGGCTCGATTTCTCCTGGGTCGATTCGGAGCTGCCCTACCCGTTGCCGGACGGCTGCACCTACGCGAGCGTCCGGCACCGCGTCCGCTGGAACCGCGGCAAGGACGCCTACTACATCTTCGCCACGATTTCCGGCAGCCTGACAGTGGCCCCCGACAAGCCGGTTGCCCATGCGTTCGAGAAATGGAAGGTGATCGTCAATAGCCGCGTCCACCAGAGCCGGGACCGGATCAACGGGCTGGTAGTGGCTGTCCAAAACGAGAAACCCGCGGTCTTCATCGACAGTCTCGAAATCGACGAAGAGATGTTCGGCCGGACGGTGGACTTCGTCACGACTTACCGGATCATCGGCGCACCGATCCACCGGCTGATTGAGTTCACGGGGCTTTTCACGCGGGTTGAGGGGATTACCTTCGAGCGTTGGAAAACCAGCATGGCGGAGACGGCACATCATATTCGCGGTTCCGCCAAGATCAAGTTCGACCCGAAGATGGACGCGATTATCGATCTGTGCTTGGCGAGCAGCAGCACTAGTACGCTGACGGCCGGCACTTCGAGCCTTAGCACATTGGGGCAGGCAATTCTGCGCCCGGGCAACCTGCGGCCGGCCGGGCAGGCGATATTGCGGCCCATCCAGATACTAGGAGCCAACGCCAACCGGCTCATCAACCCGGCCAGTTCCTGGATCGCCTATCGGTGCAACATCCGCTTTGTTGAAGACGAGAGTATCGTCCGCCTGAAACCACTGCCGGTCGCCGCAAGCGAGGTCGTCGTTGCCCCGCCGCCCAACCAGCCGAGCAACCCCGCGGCCGCCGCGCTGGCGCAAGATCACCCGCCGGCAGCGGCCTCGTCGCCCGTCCCGGACATCTTGCAGCGCCGCTCCAGCCCCACCCCAATGGTCCGGATGACCGGCCGGGCCCTGCGCCTTGCCCACCGCGTTCCAACGCCTCATCTGGAGACCGTCGGCGGGGTTCGGGCAACGCTGGCCCACCAGGTGATCGACGAGGGGGTGGCGTCGGCGGTCGGCGGGATTCCGATTCACTACAAAACGTGGGATTTGTTCTACGAACTGCCATCGGCCCCGCGTTCGTTGCCAGTGATCGCCAACCCGGCACTGGACACGGCAGGGGTGGCCTAGCGAGCCCGCGAGGTAGTCTGGCTCGTCTTGCCGATCCAGTGGCCAACAAAATGGAGGCCGCCACAGCAAAGCAGCCAGCTTGCCAGCGTCACTGCAACGGCAGCGGCCACTATTCCAAGATAAAGGCCGCATCCCCAGCCAAAGGCTTGCTTGAATGATGACCGGTGCTCTGGGTTGACCGCGTACACCGGCACCGGTGGATAGTAAGTTGGTTGATGGAAAACCGGTTCCGAATCTTGGGCCGGCACCGCTGGCGATTCAGTGACGTTTTCGGACGGTAGCCCAGCCAGTTCGGGAGCGTCTGGCCGTCGAACGGGCGGCGGTTCCTTTTCCCAATCGGCCGACCCTCCGGGGGCATCGAATTCCCAGGTGCAGGAAGGGCACTTGACCGACGTGCCGACGGCTGCGTCGGATGCTTTGATGGTAGCGGAGCAGAACGGGCACTTGAACCGAATCATCGGGGCGGCCTCCCTGTGGTTGGCTTTCAGCTGAACAACCTCCCCCGCGGGCCGCAAGAAAAATCCGGAGCCACCATGCAGAAGGCAGTTTTCGACCAAGACGACGGGTTCCTGGAAGTCCAGATCGGCGAGGTGTCCGTTGTCCTGGACGTTTACGAGGTCAACAGCCGCATTTGCGAGATCAACAAGAAGCACGAGGGCCGCCCGGCCCACGAGAACAATGAGGCAGTCGTCGTTCTCATGGAGTCTCTGGGCCTGCCTCGTTGTTCGCAGCAGGTAGCGATTGCTTTTGCCGCGAGCGTCAGCGACGCCGTGGAGGGGATTAAAAAAAAACACGATCCCACGCCCGCATCGCCCGATTCTTCGGTGTCAACCCCTTCCAATTGAGCGACCAGGAGCGGCAAGCCCTGGAGCTGCACATCAACTCCCTGCAAGCGGAAGAACTGCTGCGCGAGCGGGGCGGACAAATGCAGGCCGACGCGATGAAGGACCTGATGGTAGCGGCAGGAGCCAGCGAAGAAGACGCGACCGACGCCTGGGCCAAGCGGTTGCTGGACGAAATGCGGGCGGGTAAGATGGACGGGCTATGAGCGAAAACCTTCTCGGCTTCCTCCTGTATTGGACGTGTCCTGGTTGCGGCAAGACCTACGCCGTTCCACCCGGCAGAGCCATCGAGTGCCTGTGCCAGTGGAATGGCCAAATCTGCCTTGCTCCACCTGGAGCAGATGAGGCGACCCCCTTCAGAGGACTGACGTTTATCGGGGCACCCAAACCGTTGTACAGTGGAAAAAATAACCTGCCCACACTGTCCTGATTCTTTGCCCCCGGACCCGCTCCCCGGCTATCCTCGCCCACATGGACACACTGAACGGCACCGTCCAAGATGCTCCGCGCACCCAGGCGGAAGCCGCGCGTGTTCTGACCGGCGAGCCCCTGACCTTGGGCTACCGGCCCCGGCTCCCCGTCACGTCCTTCTGGAACCGCGGCGGGCAGCACGTCACGAACATCTTGCCCGACATCGAGGCGATGCTGCTGCACCCCAAGGTCGCCCTCCCTCTTGCCTACTACCGGGCTGGCATCGCCTCCGCCAAGTTCAAGATCAAGGCCAGCAGTTCCCAAGTCGGGGAGTTCGTCCAGAAGCAAATCAGCCGGTTCTGGGAGCGGTCCCTGTCCCAGGCGCAGAATAGCTACGATTACGGCTGGATCGGTGGCGAGCCCAGCTACTGCGACGAGCAGGGCCTTCTCCAGTACGATTCGCTGATCGACTTCTTCCCCCTGGACGTGTGGGTCCGGACCGAGAAACAGCAGTACCGCGGCATCAGCGTGCAAAACGTGGAGGGGGCGCAGGGCAAGGTTCACCTGTGGGGCCCCGGGCGCTGGCCCAGCAAAGCGTTCTGGTTCGCCCACAACCGGCGATTCCACCGCTGGTATGGCCGGACGCAACTGCTGGGAGCCTGGCGGCCCTGGCGCCGGCTGGCTTACCCCGACGGCGGTGAAGAAGTGATCGACGGCGGCTTCTACCGCTTCGCCTACCGCGGGCCGACGATGCGCTACCCCGTCAAAGCGTTCCGCCGGAACGACGGCACCACGGACTTCGATGCCGCGCGCGAAAAGGCCCGCCAGTGGACCGAACAGGCCAAGGCGGGCATCAGTACCGCGCTGCCCGGCACTCGCGACGACAGGGGCGAGTACGAATGGCAATATGAGTGGCCCGACCACGTCCTGGACGTCGGCCCGCTCATCGGTTACAGCGACTACCTCGAGAAGCAGATCAGTTGCGGTATCGGCGTGCCCCCGGAGCTGCTGGAAGCCAGCGAGACCGGCAGTGGGTACAGCGGCCGCAAGGTGCCGCTGATCGGCTTCTACGCCGGCCAGTTGAAGAACGCCCGCGCCATCGTCTGGGCCTGGTCGGTCCAGCTCGGCAAGCCAATGGTTGCGTGGAACTACGGCCCCGAGGCCTGGTTCGAGATTGAAGTTGAGCTGACGATTCCGGAGATCATGAATGGAGAAGAGGGACCGGGGCAGGGAGGACCGCCGCCAGGACGACCGCCCGGCCAAGGCGAGCAACCAGGGCAGGCCCTGCCGTTCGACAATCTGTTGGGCGGGCTGGACAAGGGAGGCAAGGAAATGGCGCTGGCCGATGCCGAGCCCACCAGCTGGGGCGACCTGGTGGCGAACGTGGCGCCCCATGTGCGGATCATTGGCAACACCGGGAGCGGCAAGAGCACCATCGCCCAGGCGATCGCCGCCAAGGCCAAGGGCATGCTGTTCGTCATCGATCCCGTTTGGGAGCCAGGCCACTGGGGTGACCTGCCGGCCGTTACCGTTAGCAAGCAAGGCGAGTGCGGCCCCATCGACACGGCGATCCAGGGCCTCTTGGACGAGATGCGCAGCCGTGGTGGGAAACTGCAGGAGGGCACTCACGATTTCGAGCCGTTGACCATCGTGTTCGACGAGGTGCCTGACACGGTTTCGGAGCTGCCCGACAGCGCAGGTCTGTTGATCCGTCGGCTGGCCCAGCGCGGCCGGCACGGGGCCATGCGGCTGGTGGGCATCGGTCAGTCCTCGCGGGTCAACGCCTGGGGGATTGCCGGGTACGGCGACACGGCGGAGAACTTCGCCACCATCTATCTCGGCAACAAGGCCATTGAGCAGATCCCCGGCCTGGCTGGCCAGGAGCGACCCGGGGCCCTGGAGTGGCAGGGGAAGCTCTATCCCATCGATCTGTCGGAAATCATGGAATGGGCCAAGCAGCCGATTCCGCGGGAGCGGCTGTTCCAGCTGCCGAGCGGGCCGACGGAGCTGCCCCAGATCGACGATTGGCTTGGCCGGGAGCTGGGATCGCTGTTCGACGAGACCGACCACCCACGAGACGACGACGGCACCTGGGTCAAGGCGGAGCACGTTCGAGAAGCGAAGAAGCAACAGCGGGCGGGCAACCTCCAGATTCACCGCGGCGAGCCGGTTCAGTCTGCTGCCTCGGGCCGCACGATCCGCCACCATGTGGTCCTTGGTGGCGGTGTCAAGGTCCACCCGGACGAACTGGCCCGGCTGCGGACCGACAAGGGCGGCCGGGTCTACCTGGACCACGACGAAGACCTAACGGTGGTTGACCAGGGCGGCCGGCAAAAGGCCAAGTCCTTTGGCCGTGGGATCGGACAGATTGTGGCCTTTGCCGGCCGGGAGCCAGATGAGCCGGTAACGCTCCAATCCGCGCACGGGTACACGGTGACCAAGACCCGGCAGGAATGGGCAAAGCTCAAGGAAGATTTGGGTGAGCACGATCTTTCTTTTTCGGAGTGGTTCGACCGGGGCGAGCACAAGGAGTCGGCGAAGCCAGTGAGCAGCAAGCCGGCGGGGAGAATGGCCTCGGAACCATTCCGGCTGATCGGCGGCGCCAGCCGGGCGTCCCTGTTCGCAACCGCCACTGGCAAAGGCCGGTGGATCACGATTGGGGGGCGCAAAGGCGAAGACGGCAACAGCCACGGGGGCAGTCCGGTTTTCGTACAGGGCGGCAAGATCGTGAAGGGCCATCCGAGCCTGACAGGCAGACGGATCGATGCCCTCCAGGAGGAAGCGGAAGAAGATGGGCATCGGAAGCAATTGAGCCAGTCCAGGGGCTACGCCCGCGCCGTCTTCGCTAAGAAGGCCAGACAAGAAGGGTTGAACTCCCAGCACCTTCACCAGATGGCCGCCGAGGTGCTGGCCCACGACAAGGCGTTCAAGGCCGAACGGACCAAGATCCTGCAGGAGGCGAGGAAGACCAGCGAAGGACTGGGGTACGGCAGTTTGACCAGTTTGAAGGCCCGGATTGCCGGCGGCCGGGTCGATTCGGATTCAGTCCGCGGCCTGGACGACGTTGCCGAGCGCATGGCGGAACGCTACCCCGACGTGTTTGCCGGGCATGATCCGCAGGAGAGGCTTTTCGAGATGCTGTCCGAGGGCAACCCGGAGCCGATGACGGAGGAAGAGGCTTACACACAGGCGTTCGATTACCTGATGGAGCACAAGCAGGAGTCGCCAGAGGACAGCGGTGTTCCGTTTTCCACCGAGGCCCAGCGAGAGGCCGGCACCCTGCAGGAGGATGAGCAGAGCCGCCCTTTTGAATTCGCCGCCGAGTACCACGGTCCCCGCGCCCCAGGTCCGGGGTGGGTCCTGGTCGGCACGGGTTCCAGGGGAGGCAACATCTGGCGCGCTGGGCCGCACGCCGCCAAAGTCACGGCCAACCCCCAGGAGGCCATTGGTGCCCTGAAGAAGGTCAGTGCCCTGCCCCTGGGACCGAAGACCAAGCAGGTGGCCGCCCAGGCATACCAGAAGCTGAAGGCCAGCGGCACGAGTATTTCGACCGCCGTTCACCATCTGGCCGGCAACGCCCTGATGGCTCTGAAGGCCAACCCGAAAGACCGCGCGGCGGTGCAGAAACTGCGGGCCTGTGTCGAGATGGTCAAGATGGCACAGCAGGAGGCGGTCGCAGCAAAGCCCAAGGAGACGCCGACCCACGAGTCTCCTGCTGGCAAGATCCACAGCGACATCGACGCACAGATCCAGGGCATGGCCCACCTGAGCGCCGCGAACAAGAAGCACTACAGCGAATCAGTGAAGAAGGTCCTGGGCCGGATGCCGGAAGCGGCCTTGAAGCGATTTGCCCAGCACGCCAAGGGATTCACGTTCCACGACACGAGCCAGTCCCTGAACCAGTATTTCTCCGCGCGGCACCCGGCCATCCAGAAGCTGGTAGCCCAAGGCGGCAAGATCGGCGGCGCCTATCAGCCGAGCAAAGGACAGTTTCACCTAGACGGCAACATTCTTCAGGAGACCAGCAAGCACTTTCGGAGCAAGAACGAGGCGTCGGCCCATCACACTTACGCGCACGAGTTCGCCCATGCAGTGGACGGCCCCAAGCACGAGATCAGCGGGGGCCTGGAGTGGCAAGCGGCCTTCAAGGCGGAGATCGCCGGCGGGAAGCTGAGCCGGTACGCGACCACGGAAGCGAGCGAGGGTTTTGCCGAGTTCGCCCGGCTGGCTTGGGCCAGCGATCACGGCGCCGCCAAGATCGAAAGGCACTTCCCCCGTTGTGCCGCAGTCTGGAAGAAACACGGGCTATGGCCGAAGTGAACGACGCTCCCGAGCAGTGGCTGGACGACGTGTTTACGCACCGCGTAGACCTCGGCGACGGTGCGCACGCCGACGTCGCCGTACCGCCCAGCGGTGGGCACGAGTTTGCCGTGGACCCCATTCCCCACTTTCACGACCGCCGAATTGAAGAGCTGGTCCAGCGGGCCTTGCGTGAGCACTCCCGCCGGGCGAAGGACCTCCGGCAGGCCCTGCTGGTAGCCGCCCGCGAGCCATCGCCCTTCGGCCGTCAGCAGAGGCTTCGGCAGGCCCTGGAACGCCACCTGCCCGGCATCGCCCGGACGCTGGCTGCCACCGAGCTGGCCGGCATTCTGATTGGAATGCAGCGGGTCACCGAGCACGTCCCGGAAGCGGTCACGGCCGCAGCACCGCCCCTTACTCCACAACCGCCCTGGACGGCAATCGGGGCGATCCCCGCGGGACAACCGCCCCATCCCGTGAACTTGCCACTGATCGAAGGCGCGGTCCAAGACCTGCAAGACCGCCAGGTGCTGACCAAGCAGGAGTATCAGGACCTGGACGCCACGGCACGGCGGAAGGCGTTCACGGTTGCGGGAAATCTGGGGCACGCGGCCATCGGGAAAATCCAGGCGGAGCTGACCGAGGTGACCGCCCGTGGCGAGACCCTGGATGCGTTTGGGGAGCGAGTTCAGGCCGTGGTGGGGGAAGGTGCGTTCCTGTCTCCCCAGCACATGGAGACAGTGTTCCGTGCCAACGTCTACGGCTCGTACTCGGAGGGGATGGAGCGGATTCTGGACAAACCAATCGTGGGGGCCCTGTTCCCCTATGTCCAGTATTTCGCCATCCACGACGACCGCTCGCGGCCGGAACACCGGGCCCTGGAGCAGCTGGGCATTCAGGGGACCAACGTCTACAGGCGGGATGATCCTGTTTTTAAGAAATTCCGGCCACCCTGGGACTGGAACTGCCGGTGTGGATTTTCTCCCGTCAGCATCCGCCGTGCCGCCGAACTCGGCATCCAGGAGGCCATCGACTGGCTTCACGCGGGCGCCCCCCCGGCCCGGCCGGCCTGGGTTCCGATGCCGGTCTTCGAGCCGTCGCCCGGCTGGCGCACGCCGGAGGGGCCCGCGTGAGCATCACTTTCGGCGGCAAGCGATGTCTCGATCCCCTGCCGCTCCTGGCCGATTGCCAGCAGCAGCGGCTGCCCGTCGGCTGGTGGGCCGGCCGGCCGAACAGCTTCCGGTGCCTGCTGGGTCAAGAGCCGGGCGAAGGGTGGATCCTGCTCGACCGGGCCAGCATCGACAGTCTGTCCAGCATCAACGACCTGCACGACCTGGTTTTCAGCAACCAGAACGTGGCCGGGAGCGATGCCGCGGTCCGGTCCGTCACCCTCAAGAACCTGGTCGTCGTCCACGCCGAAGCCGTCTCCCCGGGCGCCAGCGGCGGCAGCGACACGCCCTACCTGGTCGAGTTGGCCGACCGGCGGCGGCTGTATCGCAACATCCCGATCAACGCGGCCTACAACGTCCGCCAGGCGCCGGGCAACAGCAGCTTTCACAGTGGCACGCTCACCGGCGGCAGTCAGTGGACCTGGACCCAGATGGTGCAGAACATCTGGGAGGCCATCGGTACATCGAAGCTGGGCGCCTATGCTGGTCTGCCGTTTTCGCCGGACGGTTCGCCAGAGAACTTCATCTTCTACGGCGCGTCCGCCTGGGACTCGCTCGGCATCGTGCTGGCCCGGCTGGCGTGCGCCCTGAAGCTGGATCCGATCACGGATGCCTTCACCATCGTCCGGCTGGGCGCGACCGACGCCACGGCAACGGCCGCTCTCGACACTCACGACAGCGACCATACCAAGATCTGGGACGATTACCCGCTGGAGAGCGTGCGTGCCCGGATCCCAGCGCAGGTCCGGGTCCACTTCCCCAAGCAGCCTCAAACGCCGGGCAGTTCACCGTGGTACACGGTGGACCAATCCGACCCGACGGCCGACGCGGTGACCACCGGCCAGGAGAGCAGCACCAAGGCCCTGCTCTATGACGACCTGCCCGCGCTGTACAACGCCAGCGGCGTGATTCAGAACGCGGCGGCCTTGACGACGCGAGCCACCGATCGGGTGACGGACTACTACCGGAACCTGTGGCAAGGGCAGGGCCGGTTGCACAGGATCTACGGCAACAGCTTCGGCGAGGCGGGGCTCCGGCCGGCGAGCATCATCCTCGGAACGTCCTGGGAAGATCGCGGCGCGGGGTACAAGACCGAGGTGATTCGCGGGCCGCGGCCGGCGCCGTTTAAGTCCGCGGAAACCTGGTGGCTGAAGGTCCGGGATGACGCCGGTTCGCCGACGACGGTCGATAACACCTGGATCGTGACTGCGGATTCAACGTGCCTTGACGTGCAGAATACGAGCACGCCTACCGAAGCGTTTCTGACGCTGGCGAGCACGATTACGAAAGCGGTCACCTTCACCAACATGACCGGGGGGACTCCGCACGACTGGCTGTCGGCCGAAGTCTACCTCGAAGTCAACATCAATCATCTGTCGTCGGGCACGCTGACCTACGTGGCCAATGGCGACGCCTGGAACCGGCTCACTGGAACCGGGCCGTACACTCTGACGTTTTTTGACGCCACCGGATACGACGGCAAGTTCATCGGCTTCGTCTGCACGGCCGAACTGACCAGCTACGTCGAACTTAGCGGCGTGCTGACGATACCGGGCGGTGAGGCGACGTCGCGTCGGTACACGGCTGGCGACTGGGTTGTTTTCAAGGCGTTCAACGGCCGTTGGCGAGTGGTGGACGAGGGGCGGAAGTCTCTCGTCAACGCCCAGACCGGCACGTCCTACACGGTGACGACGCATGACGAAAAGGCGTTGGTGACGCTCACCAACGCCAGCTCCGTTGCGGTGATGTTGCCCCAAGCCGGGGCCTCTGGGCTGTTCCTTCGCGGCTGGTCGGCCGACTTTCAGAACCGCGGCGCGGGTACGGCGACGATCACGCCGACGACCAGCACGATTGACGGGGCGGCAACGCTGGCCCTGACGACGAACCAGGGCGTCAGGATCTTCAGCGACGGAACGAACTACTTCACGCAGCGAGGGATTGGCGGCGGCGGTAGCAGCGACGTGTCCCTGCTGACCCACTACATGGGGTTCTGAGATGGCGCAGACGGTAAGCGAAAACACGAGCACAACGAACGGCACCACGGCCGTCGATCTGGTGCCGGTGCCGACCGGGAGCAATGTCCACGTTCCTGGGGCCGGTATGGTTCACAACCTGGATACCGTGGCCGCTATCGTGACGCTGCACAAGATCACCAGCGCGGGGACGTTCCTTCTCTGCGTCGTGACCTTGCAGGCCGGGGACAGTCTGCGGTGGGAGGCCGGGGAGCTGTCGGCTTGCAATGCAACGGACGAGCGGTGGCAGGTTGACCTGGCGGGGGCGGTGACGACGAACGAGCTGCGGTTTACGATCAGCTACCTGATTGTGAGTTGACGCATGAAAGTGCTGAACAGCAGCGGCGAAGAAAAATACGACATGACCCCGGACAACGCCAGCGACACGGCGGCCGGGATCATCGAACTTGCCGTGCAGTCCGAGATGGAGACGGCGACGGACGTGGCACGGGCCGTGACACCGGGTCGGACGCAGTATCATCCCGGGGTGGCGAAGGCGTGGGCACTCTGGACCGTGGCCGGCGGTGCAGTAACGACGGTTGGGACCCACAATGTTTCTTCGCTCACCGATGCAGGGACCGGGCTCGTGACGGTCAATTTCACGACGGCTTTCAGCGCAGCGACGTATGCCGTCGGGTCGGCGGCGGGGGTGAATTCGTCCGGGGCCGGGACTGAGTACTGCACATGCAGTTTCCGCAACGGCGTAGCTCCGACGACGACGGCATTGGCAATCCAAACCGTGCGGATCGGTACCCAGGACTCGCAGGACACGGCCATCGGGTCCATTGCTGCCTATGGAGATCAATGATGAAACGCATACTCTGGCAGGCCCCGGAAGGCTCGGTCCTGGTGACGGTGCCCTGCGAGCCCATGCGGCCGGGCGAGACGGAGTCGGCCTACCTGGACCGGATCGCCCAGCACGCCGTCGGAGCAGACCCCTCGCTTGCAGCTTGCACCCGGCTGCCGGACGTGGACACGTCGGCCCTGCCCCAGGATCGACGCTGGCGTAACCAGTGGCGGGTGATCGGCGGACAGGTACAGCCGGACGTGGCGTTGTGTCGAGCGGAACGGTTGCGGGAAATCAGGGCGGAGCGTGATGCCAGGCTTGCAAAGGCCGACGCCACGAAAGTCAAACTGGACGACATCGGCACGCCGGCCCAAATTGCAGCTCACCATCAGTACCGGCAGGCCCTGCGGGATTTGCCTATCGCGGTCCAAACCGACCTTGCAGCTGCTGCCACGCCCGACGCGGTGGCCGCTTGCAACCCGATTTGGCCGGTGGAGGGATGAGCGATGTATGTCATCGATTCTGCTGGTCGCAAGAAGATCATCAGCAGCCCGAACATTAACGGGTTGACGGAGGAGACTGCGGTTGCCGCGGGCGACTTCGTTCCGATCTATGACGTGAGTGCAGCGGCCAACCGGAAGATGCAGCAGACCAACCTAATCCCTGACGCCAGCGATACCGTCAAGGGCAAGCAGGAGAACGCAGTCCAGAGTGAACAGGAGACGGGCACCAGTACAACGTTGACCGTGACGCCGGGGGTGCAGAAATTCCATCCCAGTGCCGCAAAGTTTTGGGTAAATTTCGAGCAGATCGGCACACAGGCAATTGTCGGTACCCCCTACAACGTTGACAGCATCGCGGACAACGGGACCGGCGATACCACGGTGACCATCGGCACCGACTTCAGCAGTACGGCTTACTGCGTCGTAACTAACGCCTGGTACCAAGCCACCTCGTTCGGCATCCCGCACCAGACCGGGTTCATGCACGCGGCGGGAACGTATCGGATCACGAACTTTAACCTCTCAAGTACCGCTACCGACATGGACACGGTGCAAATGGTTGGCTTCGGAGACCAGGTATGAAAAAGATAGTTTGGCAACGTGTGGCGGATGAAGTGCTGACGGTGACACCTGGCAACACCATCGTCTACCCGGTCGGTTCCCTGATCGTCACGACAGCAGCCGGCGTCCCAGCGTCAGGCGAGTCTGAGGCCATGTTCCTTGACGGCGTGGCCTTGCGTGCCTTGAACGCCGATCCGCGTCTGGCGACATGTATTCGACTCCCGAACGTAGAGCCAGCCTCTCTGCCCAGCCGCCGCTTCCGCAATCACTGGCGGCTGATCGGCGGTCAGATCAGCCCAGCCGTTCCTCTCTGCCGCGTTGAACGTCTGAAGGAAATCCGTGCGGAGCGGGACGTTCGCCTGGACAAGAGCGACCGGGTGAAAGCCCGTCTGGACGACGTGGGCACCGCCGCGCAGATCGCCGCCTATCGGGTCTACCGGCAGGCGTTGCGGGATCTGCCGGCGACGGTGCAGGCCGACCTCTCGACCTTGACTCCAGACCAGGCCGAGGCGTATCAACCCCTTTGGCCCCAGGAGCCGTGACATGGATTCGATCACTCTGAATGGAGGCCCGGCCGACGGCCTGCAGGTGATTTCCACGGAGATGCCGTTCCTGCTGCTGGACGGCCTGGACCTGTACGAGCGGATCGGCGGGCGGCATTGCTACGTCGATCCGGCAGCGGTGCCTGGGGTGCAGTCGGACTGGCCCCTGCAAAAACTCCGCAGCCTGCCCCGCGAGAAGCAGGAGCACCGCACGATGCGGAGGAAACATGAACCTGTAAGCGATCCTTACAGGTTCGTACAGTAAAACAAGGCAGCGGTTTTTTCATTGCCACGGCCCGGAGTGTAAATCATGCGGTGGAATTTCATCTGCGCTGGCCAGTCGAACATGAGCGGCCGCGGTGCCCTGCCGGCCCCGGCGTTCCCCAACGCCGGGCGGGTTTGGACCTACACCAACGCGGGAACGTGGCAAAATCCGGCCACAGAGCCCGTGGACGCTTCGGCAGGCCAGATTGACCAGGTATCGGACGATGAAGCCCTGGTGGGGCCTTGCGTGGCGTTCGGCGACCGGCTGGCGGAGCTGACCCCCGGAGTCGAAATCGGCCTCGTGCCGTGTGCCAAGGGTGGCTACACGATGGACCAATGGCGGCGGGACTGGCGGCGGACCGCCCTCTATGGGTCCATGCTGACCCGTGCCAGGGAGGCCAGCGTGACCGGCCCCGTCAAGGGACTGCTCTGGTGGCAGGGGGAATCGGAGGCGATGGGCGGCAGCGGCTACACCTATTGGGCG